AAACGATATATTCTCATCTTAATATGTTAACAGACGAAAATAAAGCATTTATATTAAAGAAGATTAACGAAGGAATTCAAGATTACGTCGTCCTCGCTAATCTACTTTATAATCGTGAAGATTTAACGGGTAGATCTAAAGAGGCAAAACTGGTTAGAGACTTTCTTTTAACAACTGGATTTGTTAAAAAACAAGAAAAGCCAAAGCCCACACAAACAATAGAAATACTATCAAAAGAAAATTGTGAATTTATTGAACAAAACATTAAAACAAGAATAACTCCTAGGCAAGTAACAGAGTTAATATTCCATGAAAAATTTCTGGGCCTTGAAAACTTTAATATTTTTATTACACCTGAGTATAGAGCCGTTCAAAAATACATAAAAGAAAAATATCCTGATTATCTTGTAGATAACGAATCTGGAGTTGGCGACAAATACTCTGTTCCGCGATCAATCAGAACGGTAATCAATAAAGCAAATAAATGGTGCGGCCAAAACATTTCTGAAGAAAAATTATCTTTGCAACATAGAAAATGGATGGAAAAATTATTAAATTATTTATCAAGTCCAAGATTCGTTGGGAATTATGACTCATACAACAGCTCTATAGATAAAGAATTATTTGAAGCAGAATTCGTGCGCTCTGTTTGGGATAAGCCTGACTTGACTGTTGATGAAATTAATTTGTATATTAATGTTTGCATGGACTATATCAATCTAAGACAGATCGATATTAAGAAAAATAAGATAAATGATATGTTCAATGAGACGCAAGATCAGAAAGACTTCACAATGCGTCTAACTGAGGTTCTTAAGACGATCTCTGAAGAATACAATCAGTGCGCTGGGCGTATAGACAAGAGTATTCAAAAGCTCAATGGCGAACGGTCCAAGAGAGTAGAGCAAACGCATCAGAAGAACGCTTCTATACTTAACCTTGTAGAGCTTTTTCAAGACGAGCAAGAACGCAAAATGATGATTCAAATTGCCGATATGCAAAAGCGCACTATTAAGGAGGAAGCTGATCGTTTAGAGAATATGTCTTCATGGAAAGCTAGAATTTTAGGAATTTCTAAAGAAGATGCTATATGATTCAGTGTAAAATCTGTAGCGAATCTTTTAATAACGATAAGTCTTTTCATGCCCATTTAAAAAAGCATAACCTTTATCAAGCGGAGTATTATTGCACGTATTATCCGAGAAACTCTCTTTATTATCGCCAACAAATACCTTTTAAAAATAAAAAACAATATTTTGAAACCGAGTTTCTTGATTATACAGAGTTTCTGAAGTGGGAAGCTGCATCTAACGAAGAAACAGTTAAAACAAAATGCATTGAACTGCTAAAAAAGAGGGTAGATGAAAAACAATATCATTTTGCGCCGTTTCATAATGAAGTGATAACTCTTGATTTGCCGAGTTTAAATATTTATAAGAAGTATTTTAGTTCTTATACCAACGCATGTAAGCTATTAAATATTGAACCTTTATATAACAAAAATTTACCAGAAGCTTTTAATAAAATTGATGCATCTCATTTGCCGATACTGATTGATACCAGAGAACAAGATGCGTTGGAATTTCCTAAGTCTAAAATAGAAAAAATATTTGTAGGAGATTATCTAATAGCTGATAAAAAATATTTTACCAATACATTTGTTGATAGAAAAAGCGAATCTGATTTTCTAGGTACTATGGCTTCTGGAATAGAAAGATTTGAGAAAGAAGTGGTGAAAGCGGTTGAATTGAATTGTTATTTGTTTGTGGTTATTGAAAGCAGTATAAGTAGCATATTAATAAATCAGCGTAAATACAATAGAAAAACAAATTTAGAATACGTTTTTCATAATATGCGTTCTTTATGTCATAAATATCCAAGGCATATACAATTTATATTCACTGGTAGTCGAAACAAATCTTTAGATATTATACCAAAATTATTATATCATGGTAAGTCAGTATGGCAGGTAGATATACAGTATTTTTTAGATAATGAGCTGGGAAATTGGCAACCAAGTACCAAGGAAATCGCAGTTAATTTCCAATGAGGAATTAGCGAAGATACCTGGATATATAGAAGAACGAGAAGCGAAGTTATTGTTTTATCAATTTCTTCGCAACAATACTACTTTTGCTACTGATTTAATAACTGGTGTCAAACTGTTTCCTTTTCAACACATGGCTATTAAAGGCATGTTGGAAAGTGATTATTTTTTAGGCGTGTGGTCGCGTGGTATGAGTAAATCTTATACTACTGGTATTTATGCCGTACTTGATGCTATATTAAATCAAGGAGTTGAAACAGGTATATTATCCCGATCATTTCGTCAGTCAAAAATGATATTTAAAAAGATAGAAGACATCGCTGCTAAACCTGAAGCTTATCTTTTAAAACAATGTATTACAAAAATATCCAAGTCTAACGATGAATGGGTAATGGAGATTGGTAAAAGCCGCATTCGTGCATTGCCATTAGGTGATGGCGAAAAGCTTCGTGGTTTTCGTTTTCATCGTATTATTATTGATGAGTTTTTATTGATGCCTGAACGTATTTATAACGAAGTCATTATTCCCTTCTTATCCGTCGTTCAAAACCCGACTCAAAGAGAAGAGCTTTATAATCTTGAAACCCAATTGATTAATAAAGGAGAAATGACTGAAGAAGATAGGTATATCTGGCCTAACAATAAATTAATAGCATTATCTTCAGCGTCTTTTAAATTTGAATACTTGTATAAATTATACGAGCAGTATGAAAATCTAATATCTAACCCTAAAAACAAAGAAAAGACTAAGCGTTGTATTATGCAGTTCTCTTATGACTGCGCTCCAGTTCAGTTGTACGATCAAAATCTAATTAATCAAGCAAAATCGACAATGAGTGAGTCGCAGTTTTTGCGAGAGTTCGGCGCACAGTTTAGTGATGATAGTTCTGGCTATTTTAAAATATCTAAGATGGCGTTATGCACTGTTCCTGATGGTGAGCTTCCTGCTGTTGAGGTAGTTGGCAATCCAGAAGATGAATATATATTGGCGGTAGATCCTTCTTGGTCAGAAACTGAATCATCAGATGATTTTGCAATTCAAGTCTTAAAAATAGATAAAGAAAAGCAAATTAATACTTTAATTCATTCTTACGCTCTCTCTGGATCTTCTTTAAAAGATCATATTAAATATTTCTTATATCTATTGCAGAACTTTAATATTATAGCGATCTGCATGGACTATAACGGCGGCGTTCAGTTCATGAATTCTTGCAATGAAAGCGAATTGTTTAAGGATGCTAAAATAAATTTGAAATCAATGGTAACAGAGTTTGAAAGACCCGAAGAATATGCTCAAAATTTATATTCTGCAAAAACCGAATACAACAGATCAGATTATAAATACGTTTTCTTGAGAAAACCAACTTCAGGTTGGATACGATTAGCGAATGAAATGTTACAAGCGAATTTTGATCATCGCCGTACATATTTTGCTAGTAGAGCTATTGATGATAATTTCAGAAGTCAAACTAAAAAGCGTATTGGTATTACAGATTTAAAATTCTCTAACGCTTTAGACACTGAAAAAGAAAATGAAGAAGCTAAAATGATTGATTTTGTAGAACATTTAACTGATATGATATTGTTAACTAAAACAGAATGCGCTCTCATACAAATAACAACATCTGCTCAAGGTATGCAGAACTTTGATCTTCCAGCGAACCTTAAACGTAAGTCTGGACCAGATAAACCTAGAAAAGATAGTTACTCAGCATTAGTATTAGGTAATTGGTTGTGTAAGATTTATTTCGACATGAATAATACTCAAGTTGAAGATATGACTGAAACTTTTGAACCTATGTTCATAGCTTAAAAGCTAAAAAGTCACTTTTAAAGTGACAATGTGTAACTATTATTAACATGAGTCGCAAATATAATAAAAGATCAGATTATTGGGGCAAATTCTCTAAAGCTCAAGAGGGGCAGTCTGAGCCGCTTGACGCTATGTTAAGAGATAATGCTTCTGAACCTTCTTTAGTTGGTGATCCATTCTATCAACAAGAGGCTAAAGCTTCTAGTTATGAAAGAAGTGGAGGAGGCGAGTCTACTAATTTACGTAGAAATTTGGCTTATGTAGGACCAAAGATTTATAAATACGGAAACATTAGAGAAGGAATGTTGCCATTCGAAACTTCTATTAACGGATATAATATTCGTGACGCTATAGAATTATGCCAGAAAGCTTATGCAAATATAGCTATTTTTAGAAATGCTGTTGATATTATGTCTGAATTTGCTAATGCTGAAATATATTTAGAAGGTGGAAGTCAAAAATCAAAAGACTTTTTCTCAAAATGGATGAAGTATACAAGGATGTGGAATGTTAAAGATCAATACTTCCGCGAGTATTATCGCAGTGGTAATGTTTTCTTTTACAAGATAAATGCTAAATTTAATATCGACGATTTTCAAAAAATTCTAGAAACATACGCTTCATATGATGGAGCGTCTTATAATACAGATATTAAATTGTATAATTATCCTACGCCATACGACGTAAAGAATTTAATTCCAGTTCAATACACACTGCTCAATCCATATTATTTAACAACAAATCACACAAGTTCTTGGCATCAAATTGTTTATCAAAAAATACTTTCTGAATACGAATTAGAAAGACTTAGATCGCCTAAAAACGATCACGATAAAGTTGTATTCGATAGTTTAGACAACGATACAAAAGAAAAAATCAGATTGGGTCAATGGGCAAGAGATGGGCTTAAAATTCAATTGAATCCTACAGATATTATTTATTCTTTTTATAAGAAGCAAGATTACGAACCTTTTGCTATACCTTTTGGTTTCGCCGTTCTTGATGATATCAATTTCAAGATGGAAATGAAAAAGATTGATCAAGCTATTTGCCGCACAATTGAGAATGTTATTCTATTGATAACTATGGGTAGCGAACCAGCTAAAGGAGGTATTAATCACAAGAATATAAAAGCGATGCAAAATCTTTTGAGCAATCAATCTGTTGGTCGCGTTCTTGTTGCAGATTATACAACAAAAGCTGAGTTCATTATCCCAGATATGAATAAAGTTTTAGGATATGAAAAGTATAAAGTCGTTAATGAGGACATTAAAGAAGGATTGCAGAACATTCTTATCGGTTCAGAAAAGTTTGCGAATACAACTGTCAAAGCTCAAGTATTTTTTGAAAGATTAAAAGAAGCTAGAAAAGCTTTCTTGAATGATTTTCTACAGCCTGAAATGGAATTGATTTTTCGCAACTTGGGATTTAAAGGTAAATGCCCTATCGCTAAGTTTGAAGAGGTGTCTATTAAAGACGAGACTCAATTTAATCGCGTGGTCACGCGCATGATGGAACTAGGAATACTGCCTCCAGAAGAAGGGTTGAGAGTAATTGAAACTGGTATTTATCCAACTAAAGAAGAGTTAGGCACTGCTCAAGCTAAGTTTGTAGAAGAAAGAAAGAAGGGATATTATAACCCAATTGTTGGCGGCGTTCCTGTTATCGCTCCTCCAACGCCTGAAGTTTCAGGAATTAAATCCGCAATCAAAAAGACAACAACTCCAACTGAAAAAGGTCGTCCTGTCGGATCTAACGCTTCTGTTTATGCAAAAGAGGCAATCGCTAAAGTCATGGACAAAACAAAAGATTTGTATTCTATTGTAGAATTAGGTTTGAAAAAGAAATATTCTAAAAAATCTTTAAACGCTGAACAGAATAAATTAGCACAAGGCATTTCTGAAGCAATCATATTAGGATCTCAATGTGAATCTTGGACTTCTTTAGCTACAGAAGTTCTAAACGATCCAAATAAATTAGACAAGCTAAACATATTAAGTGAGATACAAACTACTGCTGGCGAACATGATTTAGACACATATGCAGCAGCACTTTTATATCACAGTACTAAGTATTCCGTGTAAAATGTAAATATATGTTCCTTTATAGAACTAAATTTGACAACATAGTTACGGCTTCGTTAAATTTCGATAGCAATGTTTTGTTGTCGCAAGCTTCATTGGAACCGCTTAAGTCAATTATACCTTCTTCAGTTAATTTAGAAAAGAATGTCGATTTAGTTGGGGCCGCATTTAATGCGGCTCTTGTAAATCGTTTTAATAAAAATGGTGATGGTATTGATACGAATACAGCTATTGCGTTTAAAAATTATTTCATTCATAAGCCAACAAATATTGAGCATAACAAAAAAAGAGTAGTTGGGCATATTGTTAATTCAGCGTTTTCTTCTTATGGAGAAAATAAAATATTATCTGACGAAGATGTAAGAGGAAGTCTTAGTCCATTTAATATTGCTTTGGCCGCTGTAATTTATAAAACAGTTGATCGCGATTTCGCAGACGCATTAATGGATTCTAACGATCCTGATTCCGCATTATATGAAAAAATTAGTGCAAGTTGGGAGATAGGATTTAATGAGTATTATATTGCAGTTGGAAGTTTAGATTTGAAGCAAGCGGAGATTATCACTAAAAAAGAACAAATAGATGAATTCAAGAAATATTTAAAAGGCTTTGATGGATCTGGATATATGAACGATGGAACTCCAGTATATCGTTTGGTTACTGGACGTATTTATCCTTTAGGTATCGGATTCACAAGCAATCCTGCTGCTGATGTTAAAGGCGTAGTAATTGATGATGGAACATCTGCTATAGAAATTGAAAACGAAAAACAAGAAATAGAAACAGAAGAAGCTGAGTTTTATGAAGTCGATTCTGTAGAATTATTAAACTTTAACAATAAAATATTTTCACAAAAACAAAAACAACCTGTAAATATTACCAAAACAAAAATTATGGATTTAGAACAAATACTATCTGCATTAAAAACAGTTCTCGCTGAAAAGCAAGATACTGCCAAGTTTAGTGATGAAGCCGTAGCTTCTATTTCAGCCAAGATCGCTGAGAGCATTAAACTAAAGAGTGACGAAATGAAGCAAGAGATGGAAAATGCTGAAGTCGCTAAGGCTGAAGCTATCGCTCAAGTTGAAAAATTCAAGAAAGATCTTGATGAGAACAACAACAAACTTTCTGAGACTCTCGCTAAATTAGCAGAACTCGAAAAAACAATTTCCGCTCAAGCTTCTCAAGAACTTTATAGTTCAAGAATGAGTTTCCTAGATACTGATTATGATCTTGATGAGATTGATCGTCAGTTTCTAGCTAAAGAAGTATCTGCTTTGGCAAACACAGAAGAGGCGTTTGCTTCTTATAAAGAAAAGCTCGCTGTTCTTTTTAGACACAAGAACAAAGCTTCAAAGCAAGATCAAGATAAATTTTTCCAAGAACGTCTGGAAGCCGAATTGGCAAAGAGAATGGGACAAGCAAAGACTCAACGAACTGAAGTTGTCGAAAAGACAGTTGAAGTTGAAACAGCTTTGGCTAACGCCAAACGCGAAGAGCCAGCTATACCCGCTCAGTCACTCGCTCCTTCAGAAGCAAAAGCTTCTTGGAAAGAAAGACTAGGTAAAGCTTTCAGCAAGGAAAACATAACAGTTAAATTTTAAAAATATATGTCACTAAGATTATATCCATTCAGACAGTATAGCGACGTTGATGTTATCAACATGTTCGCGAGCGACACTGTTGATGCCACACCATCTACAAATGGTAATGGTTCAGCAGGTGTTTTCGTCAAGGTATCTGCTGGTAATTTGGATCTCGATCCAATTCAGTACACAGCTACCGATATCACAAATACACTTGGTAAATCAGATTACCCTTTCTTGGGTGCTGCTCAATACCCTGCTGTACCTTTGCAATTTACAGCCGCCACCGCTGGTGTTCCAGTTCTTGGCATGACTCTTAATCAGACTCTAGCCACTGATGAAAATGGTGAAAGACTTCTTTACAATCCAGTAAAGAGAGCAGAACTACAAGCCGTTCTCACTGGACAAGCTGTACCTGTAGTTAGTCGCGGTATCTTCACATTAGCTGATACAGCTATTGACTGGGTTGACGCTAACATGGTTGTTAATAGCCATCTTATCATCTCAGCTAACGCTGGTAAGGTTTCTGGCCTATTGGCTAGCGCTGTATCTCCAATCACTGGAACCACAAGTATCATTGGCCGTATTCTCGGCACTGGTCAACGTGTTTCTCAGAATGGTAAGAGTGACTATTTTGCTGGTACTACTACTGGTAAATACGCTCTTGTTCAATTCGATTGTAATTCCTCCTACGTTGTTTAATCCATTTAACTAATAAATAATATGAAAATCGTTTTAAAGAGAACAGACGAACAAGTCGAGCTAATTAAAGCTCTAGCCTCAAAGAACCGTGAAGTAGCCTTCGATGCTCAAGTAGCTTTGGCTGAATTCATTGGACCAGTTTTGGCTGAAGTTATTAATAACGCCCCAACTATTTCTAATTTGTTCACAAGTCTTCAATTCAATGCTGAAGATAATCCCTCAATTCCTCTAGACCTCTATTATGATATCTTCGATGAAGATTACATCAAGGTCTATAGTCAGAGTGTAGCTGGTGGTCTTCCTCAGAACGTAGTTCAACCTTTGGCTTCTGAGCTAAAGATTGCTACTTATCGTCTCGATAGCGCAATCGCTTTCGATAAGAAGTACGCTGCCAAGAGTCGTTTGGACGTAGTTAGTAAGTCTTTCACTCGCATAGCTCAAGAAGTTATGCTCAAGCAAGAAAGAACTTCTGCTAACCTCGTAATGACTGCTCTAGCTCAAGCTTCTACTGGTAATGATGCTACTGCCGCTAATAACTATCACACCTTCCGCGCTGCTGCTGCTGGACGTTTCGTTCTTAACGACTTGAACAAGTTGTTCACTAAGATCAAGCGTATTAATGCTTCATTCGTTGGTGGTACTCCTTCTGGCGCTCGTAGAGGTCTAACCGATCTTATCGTTTCTCCAGAAATCATCGAAGAAATTCGTGGTATGGCTTATAATCCAATCAATACCAAAGCTTCTATAGCTGGTACTGCCAGTACTTCTAATAGCGCTGGTAATGCTCCTATCACTGCTACCGATGAAATTCGTAACCAACTTTTCAATCAAGCTGGTCTACCTGAATTCTTCGGAGTTTCAATCATGGAAATTCTAGAGTTCGGTGTTGGTAAGAAGTTCACCACAATTTTCGATACAGTCGCTGGTTCTACAGCTTACGCTGACAACTATGCTGTAAATGCAAATAGTGGAACTGCCCAGCAATTCCTCGCTACTGAACAGATCATAGTTGGTCTTGACAGAAGCCGTGATTCACTAATTCGCGCTGTAGCTGTTGATGCTGACAGCGGTTCTGAGTTCAATCTAGTCGCTGATGACCAATATACTCTTCGTCAGGGTAAGATTGGTTATTATGGTTCTCTTGAAGAGGGTCGTATGGTTCTCGACAACAGAGCGCTTGTGGGTCTTATAGTCTGATATGTAGTAAGTCCGTCATAAATTAGGCGTTATCCGAAAGGGTAACGCCTTTTTTATTGAATAATATATATTTTGTGTAATATAGTATATGGCTAAAAAGTCAATTAAAAATATCCCAACAGATGCAAAAAAGCCTGAACCTAAGAAGTCAGACATAGATAATCTAACGCTTGCGGATGGAAAAACTCATCTCGATCCAGACATTGAAAAAGTTAAAAAGCTAGAAGAAATTCTTGGCATTAGAAAGATGAATCCATTTGGCACATCTAATATTGATGTTTTTAGAGAAAGACTAAATGAAATGGCTATTGTTGATTTGCAGCATATGTGCGAAAACATAGGCATATTTGCAAGCGGCTCACGAATGCAAATTAAAGAAAAACTATTGCGCGAATTTAAGTCTACAAATAAAGGCAGTATTTCTATGTTAATTAATAATCCAGCATTAATTTTAGACCCTAATAATCCAAAGCATCTAAAAACTTTAAAAATCCTTCGCGAGATATAATATATAGTACCTTAATTAATTATGGAACAGAACAATCAGAATCAAGTTAACCTATCACAAGTAAGCGACATTCAACTAAAAGCTTTCGCTTATGATGAACTCGGTAAGATCGAAATGGCGCAAGCCAATCTTCGTCTTATTAATCAAGAACTAACCACTCGCGCAAAGTCTGCTGCTGATGCATCAAGTAATGGTGTCGTCAATCCAGACTTGCCAGTGGTAAAGTAAGTTTACATAAACAACGCGAACCCAAGCGAAAGCTTGGGTTTTTTTGTCTCCAGATTTAATATAACGTGTAATAAATAACAAATGGCGACACAGTTATCAATAATAAGAGGAGACACATTTCCCACGCAAACAATAACTGTTACTTCCGCTAATTTAGATTTCGCGAATATAACTTGCACAGGACAATTGCGTCCACATCCTGACGGTAATTTATTATATCAATTTGTGCCAACAACGGTATCAGGTGTAAACGGAACAGGCGTTGTGCAATTTAGCTTTCCGTCTTCAGTTACTAAAGGGTTTCCTCCTATTAATTTGTATGGTGATTTACATTTTTATTCTACTGGGATACTAGATTGTACTCTTTTTGAATTTAGATTAAACGTATTAGCTGATGTAACACAATTATAAAATGTCAAATATAGATGTCAACGTTTCCTCTAATAATAATCAAATAAATGTAACTGTTGGAGGCGGATCTAATTCTACTGTTGTTGAAAGTAGTAATAAGAATACTATTTTAGTAGAGTCAGTTGCGCCAGCAGGATCAACTAGTAATATTGTTGAAAGAGGACCGGCTGGCACTTCAGGAACTAGCGGTTCATCTGGAACGTCTGGAACATCAGGTAGTAGTGGAACGAGTGGAACGTCAGGTAGTTCAGGAACATCAGGCACTTCAGGAAGCTCAGGAACCAGTGGAACAAGCGGTTCTTCTGGTACAAGTGGAAGTTCAGGCATTAACGGTACTTCTGGATCTTCTGGCGTAAATGGAACTTCAGGATCTAGCGGAACATCAGGCACTTCAGGAAGCTCAGGAACCAGTGGAACAAGCGGTTCTTCTGGCACAAGTGGAAGTTCAGGCATTAACGGTACTTCTGGATCTTCTGGCGTAAATGGAACTTCAGGATCTAGCGGAATAAATGGAACTTCAGGATCTAGTGGAACATCAGGCATTTCGGGAAGTTCAGGAACCAGTGGAACAAGCGGTTCTTCTGGCACAAGTGGAAGTTCAGGCATTAACGGTACTTCTGGATCTTCTGGCGTAAATGGAACTTCAGGATCTAGCGGAACATCAGGCACTTCAGGAAGCTCAGGAACCAGTGGAACAAGCGGTTCTTCTGGTACAAGTGGAAGTTCAGGCATTAACGGTACTTCTGGATCTTCTGGCGTAAATGGAACTTCAGGATCTAGCGGAACATCAGGCACTTCAGGAAGCTCAGGAACCAGTGGAACAAGCGGTTCTTCTGGCACAAGTGGAAGTTCAGGCATTAACGGTACTTCTGGATCTTCTGGCGTAAATGGAACTTCAGGATCTAGCGGAATAAATGGAACTTCAGGATCTAGTGGAACATCAGGCACTTCGGGAAGTTCAGGAACCAGTGGAACAAGCGGTTCTTCTGGCACAAGTGGAAGTTCAGGCATTAACGGTACTTCTGGATCTTCTGGCGTAAATGGAACTTCAGGATCTAGCGGAACATCAGGTACTTCAGGATCTAGTGGAACGTCAGGTACTTCAGGAAGTTCAGGAACCAGCGGAACAAGCGGTTCAAGTGGAACATCAGGATCTACTGGGACTTCAGGTTCGTCTGGCACAAGTGGTATGGGTAGTTCATATTCATTATATGAAACTTATACTCAAGTATCACATGGATTTATATTAGGAGACGTTGTTAGATTTGATGCGGGAACATGGTATAAAGCATTGGCAGATTCGGCGCAAAATGCAGAGGTATTTGGTATAGTTCAATTAGTAAATGGTGATTCTTTTGATATTGTATTTGAAGGGAAAGTTACTGGTTTAAGTGGTTTGACAATTGGTGTCGTTTATTTTCTATCTCCAACGGTACTTGGAGCAATAACTGTAACTGAACCATCTACTATTACTCAGATATCAAAACCAATATTAATAGCCACATCATCTACTACTGGAAATATACTAAGATACAGAGGTATAATAATTAGTTAAATAAACATTTGTTAAGTCACGA